GACGTCTTCGATCGCGCCGTTAGTTCTGAGTGTTATCCACGCCGTCACATTCTCAACGCGATCGAACACCATCAATGCGACTGTGCCATCTGTCCGCACGCAGTGAATGCGCGTATCAGGCTGGCGCTGAACCGCTATCTGCGTGATGCCGACTGCGTTCAAGTCAGGGACGATGAGTGTCAGTTCCGAGATCGCGTAGTCGAATGACGCAGGGTCGTACTGCAGCTCAAATACACGCTGTAAGCATCGCTGTACGAAGATGATGCTAGAATCTATGCGCGCCGCGGCAACCGCTGCCGATCCCTGAGTCGTCGTCGATTTAAGATTGAAATTCGTTGGCGTAACCGGCTCATCGAGCGAACTTGAGCGCACTGATAGCTCGGTGCTGCCAGTACCTATGAGCAATCGCTTTGCTGGCGCTCCCCAATTGATCGTATCTACAGGCCCTTCGCCGATGCTTCGAGAGATAGGACCTGAGTCGCCAACCGTTGAATCATCGAAGTTCTCATAGTCATCCGAGACTGAAGCATTCAGCTTCGACTTACCGAACCACCACAAGCGGCCTTCATAGAAGCAGCCCGCCGAGGGGTAGCCACGATAGTCTGACCACTGACCTTCCCACCAGGTAGTGGTGCCAGTGGTCCCGAAGAGTGCCGAGAGAACCGAAGCGCTTACCTGTGTTGCGCTTGTGTAGGCGGTGATCCTAGCAATTCCCGTGCCACTACCAGAGGCGAAGCTGATGGAGACGTTCGCCGTTCCAGAAGTGTAGTTTCCGGCCTTGATGCCGATGCGATAATAGATGATCTGGTTGTCGAGCGTGTCGTTGTAGCTCGATGAGGTGTTGACGGTGAAGTTGGAAACATCTACCCATGCACCCGGAGCTCCGACCGAGTACTGAATCGTGACCGTCGCAACCCAAGTGCCTGCGATCGTGTACTGGAACGCGCGCTGTGAGCCTACACCGCTGACCCGTACTGGAGCCGTCCACTGATCCGCACCCGAGCAGGCAGCCGTCACCTGCTGCCCAACCGACTGCAGCTTGAAGAGCGCGCCGACGTGCGTCGACTTGAAGATCGACTTAGAGGCCGTGAGCGTGATGTCGCCGGTCAGTGCACTTGCGGCGATAGTGATTGCCGAGGTGTTCTCAGTTCGGAACGGGCCGTTTTCTGGCTGATAGAGCACCACAGACCATGATCGCGTCGAACGGCGTTCGATCTTGCGCTGCTGATACCCAGAGCAAGCAATGTAGATGATGTCGCCTGATTGAGATTGCGGAGACTCCGCCCGAATCAGTGGTAAATCGGCCAGTTGATACGGAACCGTAAGCTCCATGATACCGGCACCTTCGACCGCGACCGAATCGACCCAGGAAGCCGCAATGCGAACGTTCGAGAACCGAATCCAGAAATTCCCCGTGGGCGTAAAGCTCAATGAGTGCGTACCCACACCGAGCGACGTTTCCTTGATGTAACTATCGTCACCTTGTGACGAGCCAACCTTGAGCGTCACAGGGCCGCGAGCAATGATGATGCGTAAAGCATGCTCTGTATTCGCTTCGTTCACCGTGACTTGCTGATCACGGATAGCCGAATTGGTCCCGGTGCCGATAAGCGACATGTAGCCACCCGTCTGCCACGCCGATGTGGCACCGGATTCGTCGCTGTTCGTCCAACCAGTAAGGTTGCTATCAAACGTACCGTTAGTAACTGCGGCAGTCACCGTAGGACGCGTGATCAACACATCAGCCACGCGTACACGCAGCACGCTCGCCGTAATCTCGATTAGCGCCGTATCGGTCGCCGAGAAGATGAATGGAATCTGCCGCGCCTTGTTGTTGCTCTTGGTTCCAGAGAGATACCCGAAGCCACTACGTAGCTTCATCGACCCCAGCACGCGCGGCATCCAATTCTCTTGGATCTCGGCCGCCATCGAATAGCGCGCAAGATCAGCGCGCGCGAGACCAAAGCGAGAGAGCAGCCCGCGGTTGAACGCGAGCATTGCGTTGATCTGCTTAGGCATTATCCGAGCAAGCTACCGCGGCCGCCACGATCACGGCGCGTGAATCGACGCAGTCGTGCAGTTGACCAATTACCGGGCGGCGGAAACATGGCAGGCTGATCCATAGCGTCTGTCGACTTCGCCTGGTTCAGTGCCTTCTGCATATCCTTTTCGAGTTCTTGTTTGCGCGTCTCACTCTGCGTGATACGAATCACGATCTTCGTCGCGATGTAGTACTCGACATAGGTCGTGAAGTTGTCTGGCCAGAGCCCAAGGTCGCCGCCAAACTGTGAATCGTTTGACACGTACCGCACGTAGATCGTGTCCAGATCCGAGAACCAGAAGCCACCCTCATCGACGTAACGAATCAGTGGTGATGAAAAGAACTCATCCTCTGCAACGCCGGCAGTTCGAACCCAATCAACTGGCTTGTTGAAAGCGCGCCGATAGCCAAAAGGTGGCGTAACGCTTGGACTGTAGGTGTACGCAACCGTTCTAATAGAAAAATTCCAAAGGCCAGACTGCAATACAGAGTTCGTGAGGCTATCGTCCCAGACGCTATCGATGATGCGCCGGCACTCGCGATTCTCTGAGAGCGAAAGAATCTTGCGCTCACCCACATGCAGCAATGCAGCGTTGTAGATCGCGAGTTTGTCGGCCATGTCGTTACCTTGCTAGTGCCTTCATGTGATCAGCTAGCCAAGTGCTAGCTTCGCCACGCGTCTGGCATTCAGCCTTGACCAAGTCCACCCCGCGAAGCACGCACCACTTGTGATGTGGTCCGCGCCACTTGATCGCGAACTCAGTGGCAGCTGGCATGTCACCAGTAACATCCTCTTCATTGAGCTCGACCTTGCGCAGTACCGCGACTTTTGCAAAGAGTCGTCCTGCGTCGCGTACAAGAAGCTCAGCCCAATAACTGCCGTCTTCCGCCTGCACTTCGATACGATCACCAGGGCGCATGCGCGCCGAAACGTGTGCCCAGTACTCTGGTTGGATCACTGCGTCGAATGGCGTCTCATGCTCAGGCACAACGCTGTAAACAGTGCGTTCGTACTCAGCCTGTTTGAATCGTGAAATAGCGAGTTGGGTCATATCTGCCAGTCTCCTGAGTTAATAAAAAAGGCCGCGCAGATTTCTCCGAGCGGCCTTGTGTTGAAGCTTTGTAAACTTCGGTTAGGTCGCGCCGACCGTGGTGCCAGAAGACACCGTGGTTGCGCCAGGCGAAGTGGTGCTAACCGTCTTCACACGCACCGTCGAGATAAGCGGTGTAGCGGTATCAACAACAATCATCAGGTCGTTGACCTTAAGACCGAGTTGGCCGCCGTTCGTGAAGTATCCGGCGCCAGCAACGGTAGCCACTGCATCCGCAGAGACATAGCTCCATAGATTGGGACCGTTGCTCGACGTCAAAGCACCGATGAGGAGTTGCGGAGGATTGCTTGTTACGTATGCCATATCAGTGACTCCTCAAAATTAAGACAGCGCGCTGTCATCGTGATTGACCACGATCACGCCACTGTTTTGTAACAGCTTGCTGCCGAGATAGACCGAACAGCGCGCCCACGAGTAATCCTGCTCTTCGTCATAACCGACCAGCGATTGCAGGCCAGAAGTGTCGAAGGCATGACCGATCGCAGTCTTGTGGTACATGAAGCACTGCGCGTTGTTCGTTCCGACTCCTGGAAGGTTCGGATGAGCAACGATCAGCACATTGCGCCAGCGGTACGCTTGCGGCGTATCGCGCCAGTCAGGCATGTCGCCCGCATTGGGCTTCACATTCACGAACTGTGCGTTCGCAAACTCAGGCGCCTGCTCGAGATAGCCTAAGAACGCAGGCGTGCAGAGGAACGTGATATTGCCGTCCCACGGCACAGACGCGTTACCAAGCTTCACTTGCGCCTTCGTGAAGAGCTGCACCGACCCAGGCACAGCAGTGCCGGTATTGACGGTACCAGTGTTGAGCGCAGTGATGATGTCGGAGTCGATCTTACGATTGACCACGCCCATCGTTGTCATCTGCATGGCAGCGCGTTGATTGCTCTGACCAGCGAAGATGTCGAAGTTCGTCTTGCGCGACAGGTCATGCCATTCGGCCAAGGTCGCCGAGAACTGGTTGACGTTGTCGGCACGCGCCGGAATCAATCCGTTTGCACCGCGGGTCACCGCGCTTGCGCCACCTGAATCGGCAACCAAGAACGTAGCGGTGTTGCCCTTGATGACGGCTTCGGTCGTTGTCGTCTCACGAAGCAGCGTCTGATGCTGTTCGAAGCCCTTGATGAACTCTTGTCGATACTGGGTTTGAAAGGCTGTTTGAGCCATGGATAGTTACTCCAAACAAAAGGTGTTGAAGCCTTCTGCTCGGGGTATCCGTCCACTGATGCTTACGGGGTGCCGGGTGACCGGGCCGCCCACATCTGGCGCGGAGCCTCGCTTCGGCGAGTTCTCGCTGTCGGGTCCGCAGAGCGCAGGGTGTCCGACGCATAAATGATACATCTCGTCAATCTAAATGCAATAGTCGATAGATGCTGTCTATCCATTCAAAATCGTATTCGCCTTCGCCACAATCTTGTCGCGCTCGGACTTACTCAAACGACCCTTGTTGTACTGCTGCGTTGCGCGAGCTTTCGCATTTGCGGCGTGGCTACGATCTGGCATCGGGTACTTGCGCTTGCCAGGCTCGCCGAAGGATGACTTCGGTAAATTCTTTCGCTGTTTAGAAGTTAATTTGGCCATTACTACTGCCATCCCATGAATCTTCCAATAGCATTCAGTAGTAATGCTTCGCCCTGTCCACTGTCACCTGCAAACCTGAAATGCGTACGCATACTTCCGTCTGGCAGAACCTCTCTCCAGCACACTATCGCCGCACATACTTCCTGTTTTTGCATTTCGACTGACGCATCGAATAAAGCGTCTGCAGGAAGCCATCGTTTAGCATCTTTCTCCTTCTCAGAGCGCTTATCGCGTAATTCGAAGCCATCCGGCTTAGGCACTATTTTAATGCCGCACCCCTCGCCTGCTGTTTCGACTGGAAGTCGATCAGATCGCGGTAACGTTTCTGCAGCGATTCAGCTTGCGCGCCTTTCCAATATTCGCTGTTCTTGTTGCCCATGAGCTTTTCGATACGCGCGATTTCGGCAACAGCGTTGTCAGATTGCGAGCCAGGTCCGGCCGGAACAATCGTGCCAACTGGATTTGCCTCGCGAGCAAGCGAGGCAATCCAACCGACAAACTTCTGATCGTTGAAAAGCGCCTTACCATCGCCAGTACGCGCATTCGTGATCATGTCGGCTACCCCTTCTGGTGCCGTGCTCAAGAACGAATTGATGTGGTTGATGTTGGTGCGATAGTCCTGACCCCACTCAGCGCGCAATGCGTCTTCTGCCTCTGTCTTCTGTGACAGGTCGAGTGTTTGTCGCTCTGCGACCTGCTGCTCCTGAAAATCGTAGTACCAAGAGACCGCCTCGTGCACTAGCTTTGGGTCGGCGTTGAGCTTGTGCAGACGATCGACGAACGAGTCGACGATTGGCTTATCGCCTTCGCCGATCACAAGGCCATTCGGCAGTTTCTCAAGATAGCCCTCAGGCTTCTCTGGAATGCCGTGCTGGGCGCGGTAGGCTGCGATCTCTTCTGGTGTTGGATTGTCACTCAGTGGTTTGACGAGTTCGCCCGCGCTGATTTTGTTCTGCGCTGAAATGAGCGCGTCGAGCGCGGCTTTTGGTGATGCGTAGCGCTCTAAGCGCTTAAGCAGCTTCTCGTCTTGGCCGGCGTACGTCTGGCGCCAGTTATCGCCCCACGCGTTACTTTCAGTTGGGGTTGGAGTAGGCGACGGATCAGGCGAAGGTGTCGGCGTTTGAGACGGAGTTGGGCTTGGCGCTGGACTTGTGGACGGTGCAGGCGCAGGCGTTGGGCTTGGCGTAGGAGTTGGAGTCGGCGCCGGGGTGGCCGTCAGTGACGGAGCCGGGGTTGGGTCAGGCATTCAATCCTCCAGAAACTAAAAACCCGCCTCAATGAGCGGGTCTCGGTGAAGTCACGATGATGTGACGGTTACTGAATTACGGTCTTCGGTTTAGACGGATCAACGGCGGGAGCTTCATCTCCCGGAAAATACAGCAACGAAGTTGGCTCTACCTGCTTGAAGTAGTTGACGAGCTCTTCGCGTGAGTGAAATTTCAGGTTATCAGCAGACGCACGGAATGCCCATTTACCATTCTCTTTCGTCCACGTACCGCCAGTGAACGGCTTGCCGTTGTACTGAGAGTCAGTCGAGAACGTCATGTGGTTCGGTTTCTTGAACTGATCACTGAAATGACCATTGGCAGCGGCCTTCACGCCAGCCTTGAACGCGCCCTGCATATCGTAGTCACCTATATCCTGAGACATATCGCGACCACGCGCCTCCGATAGCTGTTTCATCCAATTAGTAAAGCCTGCAGCTTCCTCGTCAGAAAGAGACGTTGTGTATGGATCGTCTGCCATTACGGTTTGCTCAACGTCTCGCGCGCAGTGCGAATGGTCGATACTTGTAGATGCAGTAGCTTCACGATCTGCAGTCCGACAAAGCGCTTGCCTTCGGCGAACACTGTTTGGTCGCTGTCCGGCCGATAGGACAGGTCATACGCTCCGGCCAGCTTCTCGACAATGAACTTGAGCGCGCGTTGCTGCTGATGCTCATTCGCATCGCCACGCTGTAGAGCCTGAAGCGCTGCCGCATCTGCGTCTTCCCACTCGGCTGGCGCGTGCGCCTCGCGTTTGGGAAGTCCCTTGACTCTAGGCGGCCGCGGCATTGTTTAGTGCTTGCCCTGCGGTGCCGACCTGCTCGGCAGTCGCTGCGGCTTGATGAATCTGTGCAAGCACCTGTTGCTCTTGCTGAGCATCAGCCTGTTGCTGCGCCATCTTCTGCGCAATGTCTTCATCACGCAGCCACTTGGATGGCGTTCCGATGCCTGCGAGCGCATCGCGCAGTGCAACCGACGCATCGAGAATCGGCGCAGTCGACGGATCAAGCTGCACGGCTTCCAACAACAGTTGCTTCGTCTCGAGGAACTTCTGACCCTTCTGACGTTCGACCGCCTGATGAATCGGGCTCTCGAATCTGAATTTAACCTCAGCGCCGCGTAGCGGCTGAGGGATAGAATCAGGCGGACCGAATGCACCTAAGCGCATGAGCTCGGAGAACGTATCCTCGCAAATCGTTGTGTTGTACTCGACCTCGAGCGGCTCAAAGAGTGGTAGCGCGTTGCGGATATATTCCTGGATACGCTGACCAACCTCGAATGCCGTCATGTTCTGACCAGAGGGCGGAAGCTGCAGCTTGTTCAGATAGAACGCTGCCGCCAACTTGCTCTCGATGTCGCGGCTCATTTCCTTGCCGAACGGCAGGCCGCGCTGATCCTGTGTGATTGGCCGCAGTACCTCGCCAAGACGCTCATCGTAGTCCGCATCGGCCCAAGTGATACCGCCTGCAAACAGCTGCACATCAGAACGAATCGCGTCCTTCGTCGCAATTAGCGGTGGCCGAACTGCCATCTCACCCGCTTCAAGCAGCGTGAGCGTCATTGCCTGAATTAGGCGCGCATCCGGTAGACCAGCAACAATGGCTGGTGAATAGGCGTACTGAGATCCGGATACCGTCTGCCAACGCGGGATCGTGTAGATGCGACCCCAGGAGCCGACTTCCTCAAGAATGTTGCCGTCCTGCTCGAAATAGACCGAAACGTACGGCTCTTTCCATTTACGCTTGCCCTGCGGTGGCTCGTATTCGTCAGATGGGACGACAACGTGTCGACACTCAACCTCGCCGTACGGCTCTTTCTCTAGTCTGTCCCTAACCTTCTGGCTCACCGTCTTAGGGAAGCGCTTCATCAGATCACAAACGTGCGGCTTCCACTTGCGATGGACAGAACCAATATCCCCGCTGTAGGTCTCTGACCATGCAACATCGCGCAGATGCCAACAGCGGTACAGCAGCGCTGTGTGCGTGTAGTCGGTCTCGCGTGAGAGAACGGTTTGACCGAAGGTCGTG